CAAGTTTTAGATTATATATGATAAATCCACTATCAACTTCAACTTTTTTTAGTTATTATAATTATGGATTTACACATACGGCTTCAGATAGAACAAATACTTTTCATGGTGCGGGTTATTTTAATACGTCAGTTTCAGACGCAATAAATGCAATAAAAATTGCACCATCAAGCGGTAATTTTGATCAAGGTGTTTTTAAACTTTATGGAGTAATTTAATGTCATATATAGGCAACCCCCCAATATCAGGTAACTTTCAAGTTTGTGACGCAATTAGTGTAGTTAATGGTCAAGCGGCTTACACAAT